CCTATGAGCTTCTTGATTTGCTTGTTAGACTCTTGTAGACTTTCTACGATACCTGCGTAGTTTCTATCACTATTTAGGCTTATGAGATCGTCAACACGTTCGTTTGTAGTTCTTATTAACATGGTTAAGTTGCTGAAGCTGCCTTCAAGATCTAGTACTCTGGATTTGACTCGGCCCTTGTCACTGTCTACTAAGACTACTTCATTACTCGGTCTTATATGAGGTGCGAATATCATTCCTGCTAATAAGACAAATATAAGAACTGTTATCAGTAGAGCTGTCCAGATATATGTGTTCTTGCCTTGATTCTCTTGCATGGACTTAATCCTATTTGTTAATCTTTTCCTCCAAACGTATGATCGCTACTGTAGAGAGATTTACAGAAACTGCTAAGTCTTTAACAGCTGCTGCTAAATTCTCTATGGCGATCGTTGTACGGGCATTGTCTAGTTCTAGTTTCGCAACTTTCTCATTAACGTCTTTAAGGTGTAGCGTAGTTGCGTTAGCAAATTTGTTCAGGTACTCTACATCTCTATTAAGTAACACGTAAGAGTCTCTACGACCCTGTAAACCTGCTAACTTACCTTCGATACTACCTAGACGAGTCTCTGTACTACCCTTGAAAACCTGTAGACCTACGTAGGAGCCTGTGAATGCCAGTACGATAGCGACTACTGCACTTAGTATTGCATTTTTCATACTTGTCATATATGTACTTCCTAAAGGTAAAAAAAGGGGCTTGATAGCCCCTGTTCAGTTTACTGTTTAGTCAGAGCTGTGACAACGAATGGACAATTGTGGTTTAGCCAACCAGAACAAAGGACTCATCTCTAATTCAAAGTCTAAAGAACGTCCACGAGGGTCGGCGTACTGTGTAACATACATTTCCTGACCTAGTACGTTAGCACCTTCTAAAGTATTCTGTGGAGCGTAAACACCACGGTAAGCGCCTTTAACGCCTGTTACAACAGTGAAACCTTCTTTACGAGTGTTAGAGTTAGCAGCACCAGTACCGAAAGCAGGAACAGTTGTGTAAGACCCGTCACCATCATCAATAGTGAACTCAGCAGGGTAAGCATAAAACATAACGCCGTTATAAGTAAAGGTCTCGAAAACACCCCACTTCTCGAAAACACCCATAGTGTTCTCACGTTTGTAAACACCGTTAGTACCTTCGTTACGGAAGTCTGCGTAGCTGTCAGAAACAGTTGGATGGTTAACTAAGCCATCGAAGAACTCAACAGAACAAGGAACTTCGATACGACCGATAGAAGCGCCTACCATTGCATTCTTAGCAATATAACGACGTAACTCAGAGATCTTACCGTAGATATCAGTTGTACCAGTACCTAATAAGAAGTCTAAAGAGTAACCACCAGTAGAAAGCTCGTTACCACGTACTGTGTCTGAGATACCGAATTCATTGAACATATCAACAATTTCTACACCGTAAGCGTCACGAGTAACACCTTTGATAGCAGAGATCTTCATATACTCAATAGTTTGGTCAGCAGCCATTTTCATGTCTTCTAACTTGTCAGCAACCGCATCGCCTAAAAGCTTGGCACGATCGTCAGCACCTGATTTAGTGTAACCTTGGATATCCTGAACACCAACAGCATCAGTATGTAAGAAGTAAGCAGTACGTAAAGTGAATAACTCTGACTTACGGTCGTTACCTGTAGAAGGCTTGCCACCACGACGGTTGGTCGTAGGGATTAAAGTAGTATTGATAGTATCTTTTTCAAAGGTGATAGTCTCAGAAGCGATACCTTTAGTCTCGAAAAGACCTTTAGCATTGAATAAACCGAACTGATTGTCAATCTCTAAGATTGAATCTGACCAGTCTGTAGTTTGGTACGGGTTGTTTACTTGGCGTGGCATGTTAAAAATTCCTTATATAATTATTATAGACGAGATGTAGTCATCAATGTGTTGTTTTCAGAGAAGTCGATACCTTGAGCTGCAAGTACTGTATACATAGCTGCTAAAGCGCCTACTACAGGGTCTGCACCAGATGTAACGATTGGGCCTTTAGATAATACGATAGGGCCTTTTACGATTACTGCTACGTTGGCTACGTCGGCTGCTGCGTCGGCTGCACGTTCTGCTACTGTTTCGTCTACTAAGATGCTAAGAACACGAGGAGTAGCTCCGAAAGCTGCTGCTACTGTTTGTGTTAGAGGCTTGTTTACGTCACCGTCATCACCATCTACGTACATTACTAAGCCGATTACGGCTGCATTGCTGACTTCAGCGGTTACTGCATTACGGCAGTAGTTTACTTCTGACCAGAATTCTTTCTTAACTAGTGCGCCTACCTTAGTAGGGCTTGTTGCGATTGCTGTCATTATTTATCTCCAGATAATTTATTATTAAGCTTTACGTTTTTTAAGGATTTCTTTTACATTGTTAACGATTACAGCAGACTTGTTCAAGTCTTCTACTTCGTCTTCTACGTCAACATCTTCACCAACTTCAGCTTCAATAGCTGTTTTGATAAGATCACGTGCAGCTTCTAATACGTTGGCAACAACAGCACCTTCTTTAGACATAAGCACTTGTACTAACGCTTCTTTCTGGTCTTCTTCTACGAAGTTAAAACCTTTAACTAACTCTAAAGTTTCTTCTTTAATAGCGTCTAACTTAGCTTTCTTAAGGTCTGCTAATTCTGTTGCAGTAACTTGATTAGCTTCTTCTTGAATCTTTGCAGCTTTCAACAACTCGGTGATCTGCTTGTCTTGATCTTCTTTAGCCTTTAATAGGTCTTCTTTAGCCTTTAATAGGTCTTTAAGTTCTTGACTTTGTGGCATGTTTGTAACTCCTGTTTCCTCATCTGAGGTGTTGGTTGGTACTTCAAATGAGTCTTGAAGTGATTTGATAATATTGATTAAACTCTGAGGTAGCTCTTTAGGGATATCTTTACCCTTTAGAAACTGTATAGATGCTGCTTTCTCTGTTATGTACTCTTCGTGACTATCGCTGTAAGTATCAATATCGAAGCCTAAAGACTTAGCTAGTAACTCTGCATCGTCTGACCACATACCGAAGAACTTACCAAGGAACTCTACCATTGACAACTGAACAGTAACCTGCTTAGCTGCTTTCATGATTAAGCACTCTTGTTCGTTAGCACCCTCTTCAACCAAGGCTACATGAGCACCTTGACCGCTTAAGAGGTTCTCCTTGAAGTTAAAACTGGTGATTCTTTTCTTATTACTCATTCCCGTCTTCGTCCTCTATGTCTATGAAAGTACCTTGGCAGCCTACTGAGAAGGCTTTAAAAGTACCACTCTTGCATAACTCCCACACTTGGTCGTTGTGCACTCTGACTGACATTACCCAGTCGCCTTTCTTAACCTCTTTGCCGTCTATCTCATAGTCACTATAACTGATGAAGCTCTCTACAACTGCTACATCAGACTTGTTCATCTCTATGAAGTGTTCTAGTACGGAAGAGTTTAGGCAGTGTTCGTTGAAGTCGTAACAGGCGTTCATTACTACGTCAGCACTGTAAATGTGGTCATGAGAGTCGAATACTTCAGGTCTTAATACGACACTGGTGAAGATCCTTTGTTCTGTTTGATCTGTCATTTGTTATCCTTGTTAGCTGTTGAAGCGTTAGTTCCGCCTACTTTCTTGGCAGTACCTTCTCCGTTAGTTTTCATACCTTCACCAGACTTACTAGCACCACCACCAATCATTGCTTCTTTGATCGGTCTTGATCTGTCTACTGAGGGGGCACCTACTAAGTTTCTCAAGAAGTTTGATATACCTTCATCAATCTCTAAAGCGCCTGTTGCAGTTACCTGTTGAATGAACTTACCAATAACCTCTAAGTCGATGTCGTCCTTGTTGTTGAAGCCGATTGTTACAGCCTCTTCAGTACCAAGTTTAAATCCATTAAGTTTTAAGGTCTCTGGTATCAATTGCCTGTTGACAACCTCTAGAGTTTCTTTTAAGATAGCTTCTATACCGACTTGGAACAGGTTAGTCTTGTTATCAGATAGTGCGAAAGATCCTGTGGAGTCTTGGCCCATCTTTAAGACATCTGCTAAGAAGGTCATTAAGATCTTGTTTTCATAACGATTAATAATGCTTTCAGTGTCGTAGGACTTACCACCACCACCTCCTACAGACTCTAAGTGGAAACCAAATAGGTTCTCTTTAGAGATAGGATCGATTAGCTTAGGGATAACTAGGCCAGCTGACTCTGAAACGTGTAAGTTGTTGATAGCATCTTTAGCGAACTGGTAAACAGCTTGCATACCTTCTGGAGCGTCCTCTGCCATATACTCAGGGGGTAACTCGAAGACTGGGATTCCGTTAAGGTCTCTTGAGCCGATGTTTGACTCTAGTTCTTCCCAAGACGTCTTGTAGCGCCATGCTATGTAGCAATCCTTTAGAACACTGCTGCCTTCTGGATTACCTCTTGTTGAATTGTGTGTAAAGTGTAATACCTTTTTCATTGGTATCTTCTTTTCACTTGTAAAGGATAACTGTCTAGCTAGTGTTCTACCTGTAAAGGCTGTTAGATCCTGAACAACATGAGTAAGTTTCCGTACCTTCTTATCGAACTTCCATTCCTTAATAGTGTCTTGACTACGAGGAGCTAACTTAGCCCATCCAATCTTTCCATCATCATACTGAGAAGAATGTTTACCATCCTCTCCTTCCCGATACTTGAAAACCTTTTCAAATACTGAGAAACCGTATAGAAGCTTTGTACAGGACTCTTTCATAAAAGCACTGTAGGACACATCCATGTCCTTCATACAAGAGCTAATCAGTTCTCGTTGACGCTTTTGAGAATCTGATAATTCAGCCTCTGGAGTTGTTTCAAATCCTGCTGTGTAGTCTAAGGTAGATACGATACTTGTGATAGCGTTATAAGCAGAAGCGACTGTTGCGTCGTACTTCATCTGCCTATAGGTCTTTAATGAGTTAGGCCACTGTAAGTCCTCTTTAGAGTCTTCGTAAACGACTCCTGAGGAATACTTAAGACCGAGTGTCCCCTTCTCCGAGAAGAGTTGGGCGGGGATAGCTGGTTGAACAGTCTCTTTAGCGGTTGTTTTACTCTTCTTTCTTTTATTTGCCTTTGCCAAAGTTTCCTCCAGTTGTTTGTTTATTTAATATAGGATATATCTTAACACACGAATAAACATGTGTCAAGGGTTTTTTGAATTAAAATTTGAATCTGTTCTTCATACC